GGAATGTTTTAACAAACTCATTTTTGCTATCAGGAAATACACCATACTCAGTTGGTTCAGGGGTATATGTAAGTTTACCTTTTGCTTCCGCCACACCTTCCTGTAATCCCGGAATAGGATGTAATCCTTTGGGAATTTCTCCAGTCCAATGCTGTGATCCGTGCCTTGCTGGTAAATCTCTTATGGCATTTTCTTCCGCTAACTCACACAATTCAGTATGATGTAAAAATATAGTGCTACCACAATCATAACAAGGATAGTTATCAAATGGGTCCTCATCGTCATCGCCACCACTCATAGCAAATTCATTCAAGGAGCCTTCCGCCACACCTTGCTCGTCACTCTTGTTAATCAAATCGATGTTACCAAACTGACGAAGATGTTTTATTGTGTTATTAAGATGGTGGTAATAATCTGGATCGTCTTTACTGACACCATTTTGTGCTAATAATTTTTCAGCATAACGATGTGTTGGCATTTCTTTCTTCAATAGTTCCGGAGCGCCTTCCGCCACACCTTGCTCGTTAATTCTTAACTGTTTCTTTGTGTAGGCGATATTACTATCAAAACTTTTTTGACCTTTTTCTTCTGTGGGTTTGGTTATATCTGAATGAACTTGTTTTCCACCAGCATAAACTCTTACCTGATATCCCCATGGTGTCTTATGTAGTTCATGTGTGTATGGTCCTATTGTTTCAGAGCGGATAACAGATTCGTTTAGTGAGCCTTCCACTACACCTTGCTTCATTCTGCGACCATGTTGATCTAATACTATAAGTTTGCCGCCGAATTTTTTAATATGAGCCAATGCCAAGTCTCGTGATAGGAATGTTTTAACAAACTCATTTTTGCTATCAGGAAATACACCATACTCAGTTGGTTCAGGGGTATATGTAAGTTTACCTTTTGCTTCCGCCACACCTTGCTGATGAGGTTTTTTGAACACACTATATATTTTTTGTGTATCAATACCTTTTATACCATTGGTTTGTAATACATTTGCTACAAATGTTCCGCAATTTTCTGCTCCTACTGTGTTGGTTGTAGGAACCAATACTGGTTTTGATAATGATACAATTTTGATATTTTGTTTAGGAAACTCTGGATCATCAGTTACATCGTTAGTGACATATACATCATTGCCTTTATGCCCACTCATTTGAATTTGTTTTCCATCTTGAGTTATAAATCCAACATGGTCATAACTCCAGCCTTTGGGTGTTTTATTACTACGAGCAAAGAATATTTTTTGTGCTATTGTATTATTGTTCTCGGAGCCTTCCGCCACACCTTGCTCTTTAGGTTTCGCCCAGCCTTTATCTTCTTTTTCCTTTTGGCTCATACCCTTTGTTGGGGGTTGTGCTGCCTTCTTCTTCATACGCTGTGCGAATTGTTTATCACTTTCTTCCGCCACACCTTCGTTATAGTGATCGTGCTTGTCGCGAATAGCATCTAGTTTCTTTTCACTGGCACCTTCACGACCTGCTTTGGCCAATGCCTTCATGCCATCCTTACCATATTTTTCATTACCTTTGGCAGCACGGCTCATAGTCTTTTCACCTTCTGCCATGCCCTTTTCTTTCTTTTTAGCAATAGCAATAGCGGCCTGTTGTGCTGGGCTACCTGCTTCTGCAAAAGGTTTCTTATGTTTTACATCGCCCTGCTTCTCGGCCTTTTTCTTATCTTTGTGTTGACCAGCGCCGCCCATCTTGGCATTTTTAGCTACAAAGTTACGTGGCTTAGGAGTTTCTGTAGGACCCATTCTACTTTGAACAATAAGTCCCATCGGTTTACTAACTGATGCGCCCATTGCTGAGCTAGTACCGCCACTTGTGGCAGATTCTAAAGTATAAACGGTTGTGTCGTTAAACTGTTTAGCTTTAAATTCTTTGTTCATTTCTTTTTCCTCCAATCTGCTATAGGGCTTTTTGTATATGTATCTGCAAGTTCTTTGCTACCACCAGGGGTAAGTCTGACTTTTGGCGTACCTACCATACCTGCGGTTGCATCTAGAATATCTCTTTCTGCTTGTGTATAACCAATGGTAACCATTTTAAGTCCAGTTGGTCCAGCAACATCCATTTTTTGATTCGGCATACCTGCTACAGCGACACCAAATCTATATGCCATATATCCAGAACTATTGTCTAACTCTGGCCATATGTGGCTATCTGGAAGACTGCTGACACTGTCTGGATGAAACCCAGAAGGACCGGCATAATCTTTTGCCTCTTTAACGAATTCTTTTGCTCTCATCTTTTGTTCCTTGACCGTACCATAGTTCAAACCAAGCGGGAGTTCCTGGACGAATATTGTTAGCCTTCATGTATTGTGCTTTATCATTGCCACTCATTCCAGCGCTGTCTATATTTAGTTTATTTGCTTCAGCAACTTTAGCTCTGTATTCGGCTAGTTTAACTGTACTACCTAACCCGCCCATGTAACTGGCAATTTTTAATTCATGTATAGGATCTTCAGGTGCAAGATAGCAGTCATCGGGACTATCTTGCGTTATATTTTCTTTAGTAATATAAAACTGTTTCATTTTAATTGGCTTTCAATTAATTTGGCTAGGGCGTTGGCTTTGTCTGCTACCCAACTTTCGCCAATATTTTGACCACGCCAGTTAGGTTTTGCTGTATAATTAGCTTCCCCACTATAACCTGGTTTGTTAATAGCATAGCTTCCGCCATCATAACTTTCTTCAGCCCCGCCAACTAAATCACCTGCACGAGCATGATCCGCTGTTGCTTTTAATTGTCCTGCTGTGCCAAGTTTATTCTTTTTACTGCCTGCAAAATTACTTGCTGGCATCATTTTTTCTTTTACTGGGGCATCTTTTTTAGGAGCATTAACTGGTACTGTTTTGTATACACGTTTAACAGGATCCCAAACAGTTTTACGTGGGCCTTCTTTAGCCAACTGTCCTACACGTTTAACCATTGCTTGATATTCAGGACCGTAGTTTGCTTCACCTTCTGCAACAGGTTGCTGTTGTTGTGGTTGTGGCTGCGCTGGTTGATTTTGTATTCCCATACCTTCCCTTGTTGCTTGGTATAGTGTTTTACCATTAACTTTAATATTTGCTCCAACTCCTGTTGCTTGCTGGAACCCTTGTTCATTGCCTTCCGCCGCATACTTACGTGCTAGCGACCCACTAATACCTTGTACGCCTGGAGCATCAGCATCGCGCTCTCCACTGCTTACAAATTGTAAATGTACATATTCTCGTCCATTTGGACCACGAGCATGGTCAGTTGAACGAACAGGACCACTGTTCCAACCGTTTAATAATTTTTCAATACTACCTGCGGCTTTGCCTAAACGGTCACTGCCGCCAATAAATGTCATATTACGGAATCCTTTATCATACAACCAGTTGGCCGCATATATTGGTCCTTGCACACTGTCAGAAACAATGTGTTTGGCAAACGCAGGATAAATTTGTTTAATAAATGCAACTTTGGTTGCAGGGTCTAAAGGATCATCCTTAGTACCAGCGCTGTTGCTTACAAAAATAAAACTGTTAGCCCCGCCAGTTTCAATAGTTTTTTGCATTACTAGTTTGTGTCCTAGTGTTGGGGGATTCATACGTCCAAAACAAAATGCTGCCATTGGGCCATTCTTTTTGGCTTCAATTTCAGTAGGATCAACTCTATGTTTAGCAAAGTTAGCACGACTAAATCCCAAACGATCAATTAGTTTAAGTTTGTCTTTACCACCACCGAACACATAACCTTCGTGTGCATCTAATCCGTCAGTAATAGCAATAACTTCACTACCTTGTTGCTGTGTATCAATTTGTTCTTTGATGTGCAATTTAAGTTCTGTAACTGCGGCCCACATGGTCCATATGCCTAACAATCCAGGACCACCACCATCTTCTTGATATAGCCAACCATCTTGTTTTTGACCCAACATCTTTTCAGCAGCCGCACTACTTAATCGACCTTTTAAGAATTCTAAAAAGCGTGGAACAATATCGTTACTAATATCATTTTCTTCTAACATATTAGTAATAAACGGACCCATTGCAGTAATAACACTCTTGCCCTTCATTGCTGTTAAGTCTGCCATAAACTTATCAACTGCTGGGCCATGTTCTGCAATAATCTGTTGTGTCTGTTTAACTAACTGAGGATCTACACTGACTTTAGGTTTGTCTCGCATTTCGCCAACTAAGAATGTAATGCCTTGATTCTCTTGTAGACCTTTTAATCCAGTTAGTGGAGTATCTCCTTGACCTAAGCCAGGAATATAAGTGTGTACAGCAATACCGCCAACACTACGAGAAATATTGTGACCTAGTTCGCCTTCAATGGCAACACGGTATTCTACAGTATTTGGTTTGAATACAAAGAACCCATCTTTAGTGGGAGGAGTACCAGTCCACATCAAGTCGCCCATGTAATAAAAGTCTTTTCCAGCTGGTACAACTCTTTCCAATGCTGGACGAAGTACTGCTTCGTGTTCCCAAAGACTACTACGATTTGCACCACGTTCTTCATCGTATGCACGAATAGTCATAAAATCCATTTTACCTTTGGAAATTTTATCGTACATATGTTTGTCAGTAAACACAAGGTTATCTGATTTATCTCTACCAAATACAACAGCTGGGAATCCATCCCATTTAATTGTCACTGTGTCTGCATTTTTTTGTAGACTAGCAAGTTGTTGTACTACTTGTTGAGCACCTTTTGTACCGTTGGCAATAATTAAATCTTCAGGATGGTCGATACCTTCACGAATTATCTTGCGCGGGCTTTTAAACATTTCTCTTAAGATCATAATGTGAAATATCCTTTAACCATATCAAGACCTTGTTGGATCTTTTTTCTATCTTCTTCTGCACGAGCAATAGCTTGTGGAGTTTGCGCCTTATCACGCTTCTTACCTGCAATATCTATTTGTGCTTTTTCTTCGTAGCGTCTCCAGAAGTCACGGATGAAATCTGTAGCATTGTCCCAGGGATGTAGAGCACCCTGTCCAAACATTCCACTAGCTTCACAACTACGTGCAAAACCCATTACACCATTAACTAATTTACTAATCTTAACATCTGCAATGTCATTGCCAGGAAATTGTTTTAATAGTGGATCTACTCTAGGCTTTGTAATGCCAGCTTGTTTGGCTAGATACATAAACGTGTCATAGATAAATGTTTTTGGATTGGTACTTACTGTGAGTGTTTGTGTACCTTTTTGTTTACTAAATGGAACGTGTGCGCCATCTACTACTTTTAACTGTACACCGGCATGTTGTATACTCATGTCAAGTAATTCACCTAACACACTGAACATATTACCAGTTAGCAAACCTTTAACACCACGCTCAGGAGTTACACGACTAGCGCCCCAATCTTTCATCTTTTCTTCATGCCACATGAAGTCAATTTGAACATAATCATTTGCACCAATTTTAAAAATAGGATGTCCTGGTTTACTTTCACTAGTATCTACATAAGGAGCACCACCAGACTTAACAAACTCGTCTGCAAGTTTATTCCAATGTGCTGTGAATTGTCCATAACTAGTACCTTCAACAGGTGGTCCAATCATTTGTAAATCAATGTCACCATAAATCTTTTCTGGATTATCCTGTACATCGGCTTCATGGTGAGCACTGGATCCTGTTGGACGTCCACGCTTGACTGGCGCTAATCCTTTTGTTTGTAAAAATTTATTAAAATCTATAACAAATTGATCTACTACTTTTAGCGCATGACCCACAATGGCAGGTTTTAACACAGTATTCTGCGTTAAGGTTGTATCCCAACCACCTTCAAATAATTCTCTTAATCTCATCGCACACTGTCCATTATAAATCTAAACCACTCTCTACTACCTTCTTGGATAGGAGGAGCTGGAAATAAGTTTTTAACTGCTTCCCATTTTTCAGGAGCATATTTTTGTAGTGCTGTTCGAATGCCAGTCAAACTAGAAATATCTCTTGCAGTTACTTCGGGACTGATTAACATTTTAGCAATCTTATCTTTGTTGTCACCACTGGCAACTACTTGCTTGGTATTTCTATCAACTAGTCCATGATCAGGACTGAATTGTAAATTGCCTTTTTCTTCACCTGTCTTAGGATCAATGACTGTAGATTGACTTGCTAATTTGGCCAGTGTTGGATATAATTCATTCCATAAATCCCCGCCACGCATTTCTGGATCTTTACTAAAGTCATGTGTATGTAATGACCATGCGCTTTTTGGTCTTACTAATAAATCAATTGAATAGCTCTTACCATTGTCAGTATAGTGTACCGTAAGAGTGCCAGGATCTGTAGCCATGCCGTTCTTGGTCATGTAATTTGCTAATGCGGCTTTGCTGGCTGACATTTGTAACTTGGCTTTTTTTGCAGGGTCAGCCATTGCGTTTGCTAACGCTTTTGCACCCATTGGTTTAGTTGCTGTTTGGTTCCATGCTTCAATATCTGCTGGAAACTTTTGTAATAATTCTTGTGGATCGATCATAATGTCGATATCACCTGAATCTTGTTTTAATGTACCAGGGTAAGGATGACCAGGATCAAAACTTCCAGCCCCACCAGATGTCCAACCTGCGTTAATGCCTGCTTTTAGCAGTAATGGATTGATACGATTTTTTGCAGAAAGAAATGCTTGTTTTGTAACACGCGATACTTCAATACCTGCGGATGATAATCTTTTACCAGCTTCATGTACTTGCATCTTAGACCCCTATCTGATATTTGCCGTGTATAATATCTTCACGGTAGTGGTCATACACACGCTCGCACATGTCTTTCATGAATTCTTTACTAAAGTGATCTTCGTATCTTCCAGGAAGTTTGTTCTTTTCATAGAATTCCATACTACCTTTTTTAACCATGGGCATAAATTCTTTAACCATGTCCTCTTTACCTAACTTACCAGACTTGTGACTGTGGTGAACTTTTTTAGCTACTGGGTGAAAATAATCTTTATGAAGGCGATCGTGATCAATAATAAACCAGAATAGATCGTTGCCAATACCTTGATCGTCACGTTCCTTACGCATTTCTTTATTGATATCTTTGGCTTTACCGAAGAATTCTTTTAATAACATGTTTGTTCCTTATTAATCACAACAAATTGCCGCGATAGTAATACTATCGAGTATTTATTACAAATAAAACAAACGGGAAATTAGTGATTATAAAGAACGGACTGAACTTGCCCGTTAATGATGGAAACATGCCCTCGAACCCATACAAAATTGCCGGTAAAGTTGTAGATATCTACGGTGCTGGTATTGCGGTTCATTGTTTGGGTATAAGTGCTGGTTGTTCCAATTATATTGAACCAATCAGAGTTAGTAGGAGCAGTGGCTAGACTTGCTTGCATTGTAACAGTTCCTACAAAATCAGGAGTACATGTATACATGACGGTATGTAAGCCATCACTACTTCCGTAGTAACCATCACCTTTTTCTGCGGCACTAAAGTATGACATAACACCCGACCCACTATTAGGGTACATTACTGTTACGCTGGCTGTTCCCAGATAGTTGGTAAATTCAAGGGCTATGCTAAGTGCTGACATGTGTTATCCTGTTCTAGACTAGTATTTATGCTAAACCTTGGAACAAATTCTTCAATGTTTCTAACATTGTCCCCTAAAAACAGCATAGCCATCGTAAGGGTTGGTGAATCTTCAATCAACACACAGGGATTAAACCCGTACCCGCTTAATCCATTTATAGCCCATTTAATTGTATGGTCGGCAACACTACTTTTTTGATTGTATTTTGCAAGCCAGTTTAGAAAATTAGGTCTAAGATCTGGCTTCATTGTAGATTTGATATTGACTCTATACTTGTATTTTTTATGCGGTAGGGTATTGCATATTACTTTCTTAGCAGTTTGAGCCATTAGAAAATTAAGTTCTTCTCTATTTGCAGGTGCATGTACTTCGTGAGCCCAACGAGCAAAGTCAATTTCCATTTCGTAAAATAATTTTTCTTCCTTGCAAAAAATACTCAACGTAGTCCCAGATGTTCGTAGTTGT